CCATCAGGACCATCAGGACCATCAGGGCCATCAGGACCATCAGGAGCATCAGGGCCATCAGGAGCATCAGGGCCATCAGGACCATCAGGAGCATCAGGACCATCAGGAGCATCAGGGCCAACAGGGGCAAAAGGACCAACAGGAGCAACAGGAGATAAAGGACCATCAGGGGATAAAGGAACAGGATCAGGATCAGGAGAAACGGGAGCAACAGGATCAACGGGAGCAACAGGATCAACAGGAGCATCGGGAACGTCAGGAGCATCAGGACCAACAGGGGCAAAAGGACCAACAGGAGCAACAGGAGATAAAGGACCATCAGGGGATAAAGGAACAGGATCAGGAGAAACGGGAGCAACAGGAGCAACAGGACCAGCAGGACCTGTAGGAGCACAAGGACCACCAGGAACAACAACAATAATTTATGATACAGGATCACAAGGGACAGGATCATGTAAATGTAAATGTAGTAAAGTTGTTATAAATAATAATATATATTATAGATAAAATCCAATCACAACATATTTGATATAATTAATCAAGTATTAAGTATATCAAAAATAATATTTCACTGAATAAAGTTATTCGGCAGAAAATACAATATGATATTTCAATGGAGTAAAATTATATCTATAAATAATAGATATAATCTGTAACATATTTAATTATTTTTTATTGGCAAAAGGCCCACTTTTCAATAAACTGAGTCCATTATCCGATTTTCCCAAAACAATATTTTCACCTTCAAATAACTCTGATCGAATATCCGCAACAGAAATTTCATCACCATTAGACTTATCAAGAAGTGATTTTTCTTGTGTATTAACATTATTAATACCGACCAAATTTCCATCTGCATCAATACTTTGTGTCAAAGAAGATCCGGTTTTCTCTGCATTGCGAATATTTTCTTCAATCGCACTTTTCTTACTTTCTTTGACACGCTGTTCAAATGCATTTTTAGCAAAACTCTCATTCTTTGTTTTTTCATGCATTAACTGATTCAATTCATCTTCCATGTATTCAACGCGTCCTGTCTTATATGCTTCTGGTTCCCATGGCATCCATAATCCGACAGGACCGACATAAACATCATGATTAGGATCGAGTTCTCTCAACATTTTACATCGTAGTTCAGCCTCTTCTTGTGTTGGATATACGCCACGAATTTTTAAACCACGAACAGATGTCTGAAAATGGTATTGAGTATTAAATTTATTATCCATTTTTTCTTCATTCTGGTCTAAAAATGTTTTAAAATCATCTTCAATCGCAGTTTGAATAAGTTTCTCTCTCTCTTCTTTTACAAATTCATTGAAATCATTTGTAATATCATCGAAATTTAATTTATATTTAAAAGAAAGAAAGTTTAGGAATAATATTGATTTTTCCATGCTTTTATTAAAATCCCATGATTTCAAAAACTCTTGAAAGTAAAATAGTTGCTTATCTTTAAGGATCTTATCAGGAGATACAAAAGATACACATACAAATTTCTGTCCAGCAATTGGTTTATCTTCCTCTAATAAATCGACAATTTTAGAACTATTTGTTGATGATTTATTGATTGTACTCATATACTCTTTTGTATTCTATATATTTAAGTATTTATAAATATTAATATTATTTTCTACTAAAATAATATAATGTTTGATATTTCCGAAATAATCAAGAGAATCATAAAGTATTTAGTAGAAGGTTTAATGGTTGCCATTGCTGCATACGCAATACCACAACGATCATTAAATATAGAAGAAATATCTTTGATAGCATTAACTGCTGCTGCGACCTTTAGTATATTAGACTGTTATGTTCCAAGTATAGGGGTATCAACTCGCACAGGTGCGGGATTCGGTATAGGCGCAAATATGGTGGGGTTCCCAGGAGGGTTATAAGAATGTAAATTATTAATCAATAATATCACATAAATAAAAATATGATATTATTGATGTGATTTTAGTAAAAATAATAAACATGTAAAGTTTTGTTATAAATTATATATTATATGTCAGGTAGATCTTTATTGGTATAATTTCCTTCTGTAATTAATGAAACAACATGTATTCATTCAGGTATAAATAACAATCCCAATTTATCAGACAACATAAATCATAGTATTCATATAAATGGGTCAAAGAGAGAATATACAACTCTAAATATGAGAACACATAATAAAATAAGCATAAATAAAGTACTACTATGTTTTCCAGGAGGAGGAGAATCTATAAATACCTTTATTTCATATACACAATTTGACCAAATTAAAACTCCTGTCATCATTTTCTTAGGTCAACAATCTGCGAATACATATTCATTTCAAAATGCATTCCCTTGGTTATACGCGGATGATTATCAAAATGATGTATTATTCGTAGATACTGTTCTTGAAAAGCATTGTATAAATGTGCCACAAATATTTTTAACTGGGAAATCTGATGGAGCTGGATTTGCTATTTTATACTCGAATCTATCGATTTATAAAACGTATATAAAGGCAATTGGTATTTGTTCCGACGCCCATTTTGGAATAAATAGCAGAGAAAATATTGGGAAATATAGTTCATCAAATTGCTTCAAAGGTAAAGATGGTGTAATTATTCCTTACAATATAATATTACCTCCTCAAAATGTCTCTCTATTTATAATACATGGAACAGCAGATACAGTTATGCCTTATTATGGAAATAATTATATAAACTCTAGTGCGATAACGCGTCGTAATAATACATTATGGAAAACGATTGATCCGTCTATAAACGGACCACCTGTTCAATCAAATGTAACAAGTAATACATATACACCGAATATTAATAATTATGTTGAAAAAATGAAGACAATTTTTCAATTCAAAAAAGCGTATTTTATTGATGAACCGAATTATTCATTACATACATATAATAATAGAAATAATAAAGTAGTTAATTTTATTACGATAACCGGACAGAAACACTGCTGGTCAGGACACTATTATTCGGGACAAGGTTCGAGTGAACCAACAAATTTTTACTTAGATGCAACGTATCTACTCATTTTATTCTTCGATTTAGATAGAGGAAAATATATTCCGACTATAAATACGACACCTGATGTTTTTTTAAACTATCGCAATGAATCAATCTTTGGAAAATCCACCTTTGCGAAAGGTTGAACCAAATAATGCCGTAGGCGTCTACTTTTTCAAAGTGGAATTTTAAATAGTCGAAATAAACTCCCAATTCAATTCTTCGCAAATTTTGCGCCAAATAGTATCTTGTTCAATCAATTTCTCTCTATCTTTCAACATAGGTATTTCTTTTAAATAAGATGTTTCGCCAAGCAACTCGAAGAGTTTATACAGAACATAATAATAATGAAGAAAATTCACTCTATAATCAGGACAATGTCTAGCATATGGATATTGAATTTCCATAAAAAAATTACATAATGTATCTTCTAATTCTTGAGAAATAATGGGTGGTGGAATACCTAGTTTATCTTTAATAAAATTAATGTGTTCATAATACTTATTGTATCCCAGTTTTTTCAGCAACAATTTGGTATCATTATATGTGAGTATATTGACCTTTATTCTCTCTTTTTTTATTTGGCCCATTAAACTTTCGATAACGTTATTAGGAATCAATGTTGTTTCTTTACCTTGGAATTGTGCCAATATTTCTTTAAAATGGTTAATTTTTTTATAAGCATAAAAACATATTTCTTTAGGAGGTTCTTTATAGGACGGTTTATCATTTTCAATAAGAAATTTTTTATTACTAAAACATACATTACACATTAATACGCCTTCATCATCCATAGGTATATATTCTCCTTTATGACAATAAGAACATATATCGCTTTGTTTGAGATAGTCATCCGTATTGATAAATGAATTATCGATATTACTCAAATATTTAGAAAAAATGTTGTGATTTTTCTTCTCTATTTTGTTGGGTTCAACTGTGTCATTTTTTTTGATTTTAAAGAATGCATGAAGCATATTATTTTTATTAGGAGTTTCGCCTTGAGAAATACTTTTTTTATTCTCAAAGTAGTCGAATATATATTTAGAATTATCTAAATAATAGTTTAATCTTCTGTTTTCCAGTGTGTAAATATGTTTTTTTATTTCTCTGATTTTATCTTTCATATCCATAATTTGTTCAATATTTAGGGTTTTATTTGATTCTACAGATTTACTTAATTTTGAAAGTTCCAAATGTAACTTAGGCAACTTATCGTTTTCATCTAGATCAAATTCGTTGATAAAATCATTATGTTTCGTATCTAATGAAAAGAGAACATTTCTGTTTACTTTTAATTGTTTAATTGGTTTCGGTTTAAAAGACGGCATATATATTTTTTATATTTATTATTTAATTCTTAATTAAGTAATATAATAATAAGTATAAGTGAAAATATAAAATACTATATTTAAATTATGGAGTTAAATATTCATTTAGAACAAGACCAGAACATAAAAATCGAACATATTCAATTTCAAAAAATGTTATTCATTTTTAACGCAATTAATGATGGATGGGTTCTTAAGAAAGAAGATGATTCTTATATATTTACAAAACCCCATCATGGCAAAAAAGAAATATTTAAGGACGAATATTTGTCAACATTTATTAAAAAGAATTTTAATTCCAGTAATTTATTATCTTGACTATATGCTTTCTAAATAATTTTTTGTAAAATGTGTAAAAATTGAATTGTGTAGGTAATTATTAATTTTGAATTAAAACTCGAAATTTTTTTCTTTAGCAATAATATAAACTATGGGCGGTGGTTTAATGCA